TTTCTCGTGGCGCAGGGGGTGCAGCTCAAGGTCGCGACGGCATGGCCGGATGTGTTCCGGTTCCTGCCGGTCGAGTGTGTGCCGTTCCGGCGCGATCGCATCGACATCCTGGCGCACTACAGCGCGCGCAAGCCGCAGCCGACACGCCAATGGCAGGATGTGTGCATCACAGCCAGGGTGCCGACCGACACCGAGCTCGCGATCGAGTGGCGCGCTACTGGCGACATCGGTGAGCAGGTGCGGAGGCAGGCCGGCGGGCTGCCTGTCATCGCGGTGCAGATGCCGCGCGCGCCGATGGGGAGAACCGATGGCTTCGGGCGCGAACTGCTGCCGGATTGCACCGCGATCCAGCGATTGATCGACGCCGCGCGCGGCCGAGCGTTCCTGGTGCAGATCGGCGCCGGCAAACAGGTGCACCGCTTCGACGGCATCGACCTCGACCTGGCGAACCGGACCACGGTGCCGGAACTGTTCGACCTGGCGCAAGCGGTCGACGGGTTCCTCGGTTATGTCTCGTTCGTCGTGCCGCTGGCCGAGGTCATGAACAAACGCGCGCTGCTTGTCTGGTCGGCGCGAGGATTGAAGGCGCCGCTGTCGTATGTCCGGCAGATCACGCCGCAGAAGGTGCTAGAGAAATCGACCTCACGTTGGGTCATGGACAACGCCGATCGGGCGACTTTGCTGGGGGCCCTTGATGAGCTGGTTTTGCGATCGTGAAACCGTCGCGCAGGTGTTGCGCGGCAAGTCCGTCGCGCTTGTCGGCAGCGGACCCGGTGCGGTGGCGAACCAACGCGGTCTAGTCGATTCGCATGACGTGGTCGTGCGCGTGAACAACCACAAGCTGTTTCCAGGCACAGGCTACCGCACCGATGTGCACTATAGCTATTACGGCAACGCGATCCGCAAAGGGGTGCAGGAACTCAAGCGCGAGGGCGTGCGGCTCGTGATGTGCAAGTGTCCGAATGCGCAGTTCATCGAGAGCCCATGGCACCTGAAAAACGGCAAGATGCACGGCGTCGATTTCCGCTGGATTTACCAGAAGCGCGGCGCATGGTGGTTCTGCCCGACCTACGTCCCGCCGGTCGAGGAGTTCGTTGCGAAATTCAAGATGCTCGGCGGCCACGTGCCAACGACTGGATTCGGTGCGCTGCTCGACGTCCTGTCGTTCGAGCCGCTGCACGTTTTCATGACTGGGTTCGACTTCTTCATAAGCCGCGTGCACAACGTCGACGAGTTGTGGAAACCGCAGAACGGCGCCGACCCGATCGGACACGACCCAGAGCGCGAGCGCCAATGGCTGAAGGCCAACATCGCCGGCCTGCCGATCACCCTAGACGCGGCGGCGACGGCAGCCTTGATAGGCAACGAACGCGCGGCACAGCGACGCGGAGTGGCAGCATGATCTTCGAATACGCTGGCCGGCTGTACCCGGAATTCATCAAGCATGGCAACGCCATGCAGTACGTGGCGCCGATCGCTGCGCAGTTCTGCAAGGGCAAGGGGCTCGACGTCGGCGCCGGCGGGTGGCCGCTGCCTGGCGCGACGCCGGTCGAGCTCAAGGAAGGCGGCGACGCGATGGAACTGCCTCACGGGCCGTTCGACTTCATCTTCTCGTCGCACTGCCTGGAGCACCTGCCGAACCCCGTCGCGGCGCTCGAGCACTGGCGGTCGAGGCTGCGCGAGCCTGTGCCGTCCTCGATGCGTGGTGGACCGTGGACCTATGGCGGCGTGCTGTTTCTGTACCTGCCGCATCCGGACATGGTCTATTGGCGCCCCGAGCACTGCCGCAAGCATCTGCACTCGTGGACCCCGGAGCGCATGCACGACATCCTCGAAGAGCTGGGGTTCTGCGACGTGATCGTCAGCGGCTGCGACCTCGCGTTTGGGTTCTCGGCTGTCGCATTCCGAGACGTTGCATGAGCGCAGAATTCTCGTCGCCCATGCGCGACCGCATCGTGGCTATGTACGGCACCGACATGCTGCACAAGTCGATCATCAGCATCCGCGGCGGCGCCGGCGTGCTGCCCGCGTTGCTCGGCGGAGGCCAGTTCAAAACGGTGCTGGAAATCGGCACGTATCGCGGCGTCGGCGCGGCGGAGATTTCGCAGTACGTCGATCGCGTGATCACGATCGACCTGAAGCACGGCAAGCTCGAACGCCTGGGCGAGAAGCACGACCGGCATGCGTTCTGGCGCGCCGTCGGCGCCGACAACGTCGAATTCATCGCCGTCGAGGACGACGAAGAAAAGGCCCACATCGTCAGGCGGCTGGAGTTCGACTTTGCGCTCATCGACGGCGCGCACGATCACACGGTGCGCAACGATTTCGCCCTCGTGCGCAGATGCGGCAACGTGCTGTTCCACGACTTCGACCGACGTGGCAGGCGGGAACTCGACTACGTGATCGACTTCATCGAAACGCTGCCGCCGCACCAACTGACGCCGATGGACATTTTCTGCATGTGGCGCAATGGATAGCGTCATCGCGAGCCTGCCGGCACAGCCAGATGCCGACCTGATGCTGTGCCACGAGCACGGCATCGCCTACCAGGCCGACCGCACGCAGCTCGTCGCCTACGATCGCGCGTACTACGACAAGTGCGCCGGCTACGAAGGCCAGCAGATCGCGAACAGGATCAACGATGCGCGCATCGAACTCGTGGCCAGGTGGTACAGCGGACCCGTGTGCGACGTCGGCATCGGGTCGGGCGAGTTCATCAAGCGCCGGCCGAACACCTACGGGCACGACGTCAACCCCGTGGCTATCGAGTGGCTCAAGCGGAACGACCTTTGGTCTGATCGGCTCGACCAGTTCGGAGCGCTGACGTTTTGGGATGTGCTCGAGCACGTGCCTGACCCGGCGCAGTACCTGCGTCACGTCTATCTGCATGCGTTCGTGTTCTGCAGCATCCCAGTGTTCGAAGACCTGAACGCGATTCGCGCGTCGAGGCACTACAGGCCAGGAGAACACCTGTACTACTTCAAGCGGCAGGGGTTCATCGACTGGATGAGTGCGCACGGGTTCCTGTTGCTGGAGTGGAACGACCACGAGTCGCGCGCCGGTCGTGATTCGATCAATTCCTTCGCGTTCAATCGCAATCGGTGGCCGCGCTGATGGTTCAAGTCACTGTGCAACTGCGCGGCCTGAACGGCGTGCTGGAGACGCTGAAGGCGCTACCGCCTGAGGTCGTCAGCAAGCGCGGCGGGCCGGTGAAGAAGGCGCTACGCAAGGGTGCGCTCGTCATCCTTCGCGAGGCGATGCTAAGTGTCGCGCGCTCGACAGAGGCGCTCGGCACTGACGACCACGAAAGCACCGGCCTGCTACTGTCGGCGCTGATCGCCAGTCGCGGCAAGCCTCCGCCTGCTGAGAACGGCGAGCGCTACCTAGTGCGGGTCAAGCGCAAGAAGTACCAAAGGCGCGGCGTCACGGTGACGACGCAGCAGACGGCCAAATGGCTCGAGTACGGCACCGAGAAGCAGCCCGCCGAGCCGTGGCTGCGGCCGGCGTTCAACGCCAAGGCGCAGGAAGCTATCGGCGTGATCGAGCAGGAGACGGTGCGCGAGGTGAAGCGCGTCGTCGACAAGCTGGCGAAACAGAACAGAGGCAAGTGACATGCTGCCGCCGGTCTTCCAAACTCTCAAGGCTTCGGCCGAGGTCAAGGCGATCGTCGGCACCAGCTCGCCGCGCATCTTCCGACACGGCGAGGCCGACCCGTCGAAGGTGCGCGACGCAAACGGCGCCTGGCTGCCATACCTCACCTGGCTGCTGATCTCCGGCGTGCCTGAGAACAACCTCGAAGACCCGTCGCCGGTCGCCCGCCAGTCGGTGCAGATCGACGGATTCCACCCGACCGACGCCGGCATCGAAGCGCTGGCCGATGCCGTGCGCGACGCGCTCGAACCACTCGTGCACATCACGACGGTGCGCAACCCGCCGCGTGAGCAAGAGAGCCGCCTTTTCAGGTTCTCACTCGACGCTGATTTCTGGGGCCGATAGCCCCCGATTCGTTTCCCCAACCCAAGCCGCCCGATGGGTGGCTTTTTTCATTGAGAGGCTGACATGGCTGTCATCGACGATGCATTCGAAACCAAGGGCACGAAACTCTATTTCGTCAACGAGGCGAGCAACGCTGTTCTGAGCGTGTCCTGTCCGACCGGCATCACCGGCGTCGCCGGCGGCACGAAGGACCAAATCGACACGACGTGCCTGGACGAGACGGGCGATGTCCGCACCTCGATCGGCGGCTTCGCCGACGCGACTGAAGTGCAGGTGCCGTTCATCCTGTACGACGGCGACGCATCGCATCAGGAACTGTTCGTGCTCAAGGCGTCTGGCTCGGTGCGCGCCTGGATGGTGGCGCTGTCTGACAGCACCACCGCGCCGACTCTGGCATCTGATGGCCTGGAGTCGCCGACCGCTCGGACCACGTTCAAGTTCGACGCCTACATCTCGAACCTGACGATTGACGCGGCGATCAACGACGTTGTGCGCGGCACGCTCACGCTGAAACCGAGCGGCCAGACCATCGCGCATTGGGCGGTGTGATGCTGGACGCTGCACTGTTTGTCAGCGACGCCGTCTTCGAGCGCGAACTCACGCTTGAGGACGGCAGCAGGCACAAGCTGTGGTTCAAGCAGGTGCTGGCCGACGACCTGGAGTCGCTGCAATCGGTCCCAGAGGCGCAGCGCTCGGCGGCGATTTCCAAGCTCATCGCCAAGTCGCTGTGCCTCCAGGACGGCGCGCCCGCCATCACAGCCGCGGAGGCCGCCAAGCTCGTCAACGGCGTGCGCAACGCCGTGCTGTGGGAAATCCGTGTAGTCAACCGCATGGGCGCCACGGTGGGAAAAGCATCGCCGCCCGAGGCGTCGACTGGTTCTGGCACCTCCTCGTCCTCAACGGAGTCGGCGGCCGAACAGTAGCCGAGGCAAAGAAGCGGGTTTCCGCTTCCGAGTTCGAGGCATGGGTCGCGTTCTACAACGCGGAACCGTTCGACGACATGCACCGCTACCACAGACCCGCTGCATTGGTTGCGAGTGCTTGGGGCGGCAAGTACCAGCAGGCGATCGACTTCCTTGCGCCAGCGCCCGCGCAGGCGGCTCCGCCGGCAATTGAAGGCGGCGGCAAGTTCAGCAAAACGGACCTCCAGATGATCAACGCATTCGCCGCGATGGCGCGCAACTGACATGGCAGCCGGCTCGATCGTTGTCGACCTGCTGATGCGAACCGGGTCTTTCGAGACCGACAGCAAGCGCGCGCAGAAATCGCTTCGCGACCTCAACCGCGAGTCGCTCGAGTTCGCCAAGGGCGCAGCGGTGGCGCTCGCCGGCCTCGCCGGCAGTGCCGCGGCTGCCTTCTTCGCGCTGGAGCGCGGCGCGTCCGCAATCGGCAAGTTCAAAGACCTCGGCGACGTGATCGGCGACACCGGCGAGGCGGTGGCCAGCCTGCAAACGGCATCCGCGGTCTCCGGCGTGTCGATCGACGAGATTGCCGATATATCGGTCAAGCTCACCAAGGCGCTGTCCAAGGTCGACGATGAGAGCGAGGGCGCAGCCAAGGCACTCACGGCGCTTGGCATCCCGCTGGCCGAATTCAAGAGGCTGTCGCCTGTCCAGCAGATCGACGCGCTGTCGAAAGCGCTGGCGGGGTTCAAGGACGACAAGGGCGCCACCGAGGCGATGGAAGCGCTGGTCCGCGGCGGCTCGCGGTTGAT